CGCGAAAGCAGTAGAAACTCCCGTATCTCCCGAACTTGAGGAAATCCTCCAAGAATTACAGAAGGCGCTCCATGAGCATTCTGAGCAACTCAGGGCAATGGCAGGCCAGTATTCGGAGCCCTCGAATCGGCGGACCGCCAAGAAAGATTAGCGACAACGGATTAGATCAGTACCGCCGACAACGAGGGCGCACGCATCGCCGCCACTCGTTTCCAAAAAAAAGATGAAAATTGAGGATGGCTTGTAGTAATGTGACGGCTTGAGCCGTCTCAAGCCATGATTTCCTCGGAATCAAGCCACATTCAAAGCCTGACGGTTTAGTGGCTTGGACCGCTCGGCTGGCCCCCTCGTCGGAAGCGACTCCGAAGTGATCCGCTGAGGGCGAACCCGCTCTCTGGCATTTATGCATGATGCGTTCAAAGAAGTCCGAGCAAATCATTGAAACCATTCTCCGCGTTATCCCGTTCAGACGGGCGCCCCACCGTCGGGGCCGCCGGAACCATTCTCCGATTGGGCGCGCGCCTCTTCCAGCTTGATCAGGCGCTGTTCATGGTCTGTGAACCGGATCGAATCCGTGATCGATTTCAAAATCCGGACGAGCGTGCTCGCGTCGCTTCGTGACGTTTCTCCGGAGTAGACCTCGTCGAACAATCGCTTGTTCATCTCGTGCACCGACTTCATCGTATCGAGAGAGGGCAGCGGATCGGCTGTCTCCGCAGAGACCTGCCGCTTGCTCCGGCCGCCCTTCCGTCCCAGCTCCGATGCCAGGTTCGGATCGCCGTGAAACAGGCACAAACCATTCGCCCTCGCCGCCGCGCGGCAGGGCTTTCCGTCCTTCGTCTTGGCTCGGCATTGACTATGGTGGCGCGCTTTTTTCACATTTCCTCCTTTTCAACATTCATTTCTGCAGACCTGCCAGACCTCATTCAGAGTCGTCACCTGGGTCGCGCTCTCTAGCGCCGGCCCTCACGGTAGCGGCGATCTATTCCTCGCTGGATCATCTTGATCCGGCGGCGTGCACTTCCCCCGTAGTAGAAGGTGGTGGGTTTATCTTCCTCCTGCACCTCGTGCGTCATCTTCGTGTACCGCAGCATCACGTTCGTGGCAGCGTCGTCCGCCGATAGGCCCTGCTTCTGCGCACTCTCCATAAACGTCTGCACTTCCTCCCCGAGGCGCCGCTCCAATGATTTCCGCGTGGGCTCGGGCTGCATCATCAGGAAGTACTTCATGGCGTCGCGCGCATGGTTGTCTTTGTCGATGATGGCTTCGGACGTATTGCGGCTGAGAAGCTGCTGGGCCGTCAGTTTGGCCCGGCGCGCGACCATCAGTTCCCACAGCAGGTTCGGACAGCCCCAGCTATTGAGTCCCGGCTGGGGCTTGTCCGCGTAGAGCCCTTTCGGGCAGATGATCCGCACCGAGGGTGCGCGGTGTTCCAAATCCGACCAGTGGGAATGCAGCCTCAGCGCGAAGCTTACGTCGGAAGCGTCGCCGCCGCCGAAGGGGACGAGATTGGTTATGTCCTGCTCGCGGTAGAGGTCGGCGTAGGACTTGGCGCGCTCAGGCGCGTGGCCTGGGCGCTGCTCCTGCTGCTGGGTCATGGGAAAGATGCTGCGGTCGGATTGGATGCCCAGCGAGCCTGTCTCCATCCGCTCAAAGTCGTACATGCCCTTGATCTTCGGGGCGTGCTGCCAGATCTCCAGGCCGGGCATGTAGTACTCGCCAGCGATGATGATCGTGCCGTCGAAATCGACATAGGCGCGCAATAGGCACGTTGGGTTGGTCTTGCCGTGATCGAAGCCCCCGCCCACTTCCCACCCCCGGCATCTCTCCACGATGTCGGCAATCTCCTCCGGATCTTCGATGACGATCTTGTTCCAGTAACTGAGCAGCGTGTCGGCAAACACGCGCTCGCCGCCGCCCGCTTCGTCCACAATTTCCTGCTCGCGGTCCCACGCAGCCTGCGAAGGATATGCTTTACGCTCCGCTCTTTTCCATTCAGGGCGGAGTCGGGGATCGCGATCGGGGTGGGCCGAATAGTCAAGCCTAGCCACATTAACGCCATTGGCAGTCTTTCTTAGCGTCAAGCCGCGCATGACCTCCAGCGAGGTTTGCGCTGGCAGAGTTTTCAGCCGGTCAGCAATCTCTTGTGCACGCGTCATTACTCCTCCTTATTTCGCACGATATCGTGCCGGAAATCCGAGTACCAGCCTGGTCCGGCCGAAGAGTTGAAAATGATCTTTCCACTCACCGCAGCCAGTGACTCGGCGTAGCATTCGCCCGCGTCGGGCTGGAAGCTCGATTCATCGTTGAGATATCCGAAGGGATGATAGGAGCGGATTTGATTAGCCCCGCCAGGGATGCCGATGATGTAGCTTCCATTGGCGAAAAGAAGTTCGAATCTGGACTGCCGCGCCATCGGCTTTGCGAGTGGGATTTCCTCTCTGATACGGGGGTCGGAGTTGGTCCAGAGGGTTTTGCCGTATTTAACAAGCTGGGCTGCTTTATCTACCGTCTGCGTCTGAAAGAGAATTCCGCACGAGGGCATTGTCATCGCAAAGCGTTCGAGGTATGCGACGCACAGCCAAGACAGCATCATATCGCGAGACTTTTCCCACAATGTGATGCGCGCCAAGTCCATAATCTCGACGCCATGCTTGAAGTATTCGTACTGAGGGAACGGTTCCATCGGAGAGGGCCGCCCCTCTTTTTCAAAATGCTCGTTATAAGTTTTCGTATGAAGCGTGATCCAGATCAGAGGGTCGTGCATCGCCTTCAGGACCCAAGGAGAAAAGCCCGAGTTCCATCTTCGCCGGGCGTCCTCCTCACGAGCCTTCTGTTGTTCCAATTGCCGTAATCTGCGTTCAATCGCATCCATTGCGAAACTCTCCGTCGCAAAATCTCAGCACGCCGCTCAACGGTGAGGAGCACTTTCTAGCTGCGCACCGTGGAAGGCCATGCCGCCTTTCCGCCTTAGACAGACGCGCTATACGTCTAACTGATTTTTTGGGGGAAGGTTGTCAGCGCAGGCGAAGCGCGCTATTGCGGCCACATTCTCCTTCCATTCGCCAGCATTTGCAAACGATTTATGATGCCGGTACTTGTTCAGTAACATGCGCTGGTGCGGAACCGGGCACTTCGCAATTTCGCCTCAAAATCATTCCTCTGTCTCTGGAAAGCAATAGCGTTTTGTCCTTCGGTCGATCTTAAGCTCATCGGCCTTTGCCATCCTCGCCATAGTGTTGTGAATGACTGCTGCCGAGTTCCTGAATCGCTCGAGGTCAAATCCCTCCTCTGTCAGGCGCGTCTTAACTTCAGCAGCCGTCATGGGCTTCTTCTCGGCACGCATGACGGTACGGATGGCTTCCGTGATCCCAATCACGAGCGTCTGCCCCTGTTTCTCCCGGAGGGATGTCAATCTCTCCTGGATAAGCAAAGCGCGCAGCCCCTTGATATTCTTCTCAAGGTGCATAATCCGCATATTCAAAAGGTCTCTTCGCCCAACCTTTTCGTTCAACTCCTGCCGCATAGAGTTGAGTGCGTTTTGAAGATCACGTTCAGACATGGCTCGTTGGAAACTTATAGCGACATATTATATGTAAATATAAACGTGTCAAGTAAAATCGGTCGTAATGAATTTGAGATGACACGAGTGTCTGCCGGGAAAGCCAAGGCACCAAGCTGGAAAGATTAAATCTGAGAGATTCAAGATGGCTTAGAAGAGCTCTGCCTGCAGCAGATGTGACAATTCCGGATCAACTGTGTGCTCCTCGATTATGCCGTCAACCAAGGACACAATCAAGAGTCGCCTTTCGACGATTCGGCGCTGAATAACACGATCAACCTGGCGGATGTGCTTCTCGTGAAGGGCGATAAAACATCGCTCCCTTTTCTGGGAAGTACTGATAGACGGAAGCGACCGCCACAATCGCGGAAGCAATCGGCGAAACGGCACCACTACCAGAAGTGTTAAAATCAGCCGCCTGGTGATCCCATTTTCGACCGAGCCGAGTTGGAACGTCCGCGGGCAGAAGCGTTGAAGCTTATTTTGCAGGTTGTCTCTTACCCCTGACCTTCGTGTCCCTGTTCTGCCGCTGCTCCCAAACCTCTGTGATAGTGGCTTCCAAATAGTTCGTAACGGAGCGTTTTTCTCTCGCGGCCTCTTCCATTAGCCGCCTCTTAAATTCCGTCGACACTCGCAAATTTAGGGTTTCCGTCTTGGGCATTCCGAACTCACCGCTCGTGGAATTGTAAGCCAAAGGCCATGCGAGGTGAATAGACCTGCAGTGTGACGCTAGATGCGTTACAATAGCGTTACATCAAGGGGCCGAAACGTATGCATAGAAAAACTGATTTGTATTCGCGAAATTTACGGCTGGCGAGAAAGATATTCGGTGTCGGAAAACGACAAATTCTTCTCAAGCTCCTCGAGCATTTATCTGCGATGCATTTCGACATTGCGTCAGGAGATCTCGCCTTGCTGAACGACCACTGGTATGTAACCCACACAGGTCTGTTGCGGATGGCGAAGCGAAGGAGGTGCTCTGGCATTGAAGTCGAAGCAGTCGTCAACCTGTGTAATTCAGCTGCTGGCCGCTATGTTTTCAAAGCCAACGTCTACAATTCAAGAAGTTGCAGGGGCTTCGTTGGTTTCGGCGACGCCGACCCTTCCAATGTCTCTTTCCTCGTCCACGGCGCCGAAATGCGTGTGGCGGAAACCAGGGCTGTCAACCGCGCCCTCCGCAAGGCCTACGGCATCGGCATCGGCGTCTGCTCGGTTGACGAAATCGGCTCGTTCGCCGAGCCGCCGCAGACCTCCCGAGAGTCCAAGAAGCTCCCCCCGCAGCCGTCCAATGGCAACGGCAACCACAGTGGGCCGAAAGTTCGCGACCGCCTTTGCCAACTCATCCGCCAGCATCAACTCGATCCCAACCTGGTCAAGGCCTACGCCACGGATTTCTGCGGCGTCAAGGCGCTTCGCGATGCCACCCGCGAACAGGTGGAAACCTTCGTCACGCAACTGGCCGACTGGGCCGAGAAAGACCGCTCCGCCTTGCTTTGCCAGCTCAACAGCTACATCGGCCAGAAAGAGGATGCCGCATGAAACGCCAGATCACCGGCCTGCACGCCGCCGATCGCAGTGCCGCCGACCAGATCCCCGACGGAATTTTCCTGGTTCGAGTGCAACGAGTCCAGTTTCGTCGCCAAGCACAAAAGCCTTACTACACTCTAACTCTGGCCATTCTTGAACCCAGCCGGTCTGCTGGGCACATCCTTTCCAGTCGTCTCTATTGCAGCCCGAAAGCCTTGTGGAAGCTGAACTGGTTCCTGCGCGACTTTGGCTACGACACCGAACTGCTAGGGCGCGATGAGGTGGACGAAACGCAGATCGTCGGTCTGACGGGTGTGGTCAAGATCAGCCACATCGTTTGCAACGGCACTTTCCTGCTCCGCCTCGACGGTTTTGCACCCGCCAACCGTTGGGAAGAACTCTCCCCGGCAAATCTGGACAATCCACAGGTGGCCTGAAATGACCTACAGCTACACCCAGATCAGCCAATACCTCACCTGCCCACGGCGTTACAAGCATCGCTACCTCGATGGGTGGAAAGAGAAAGACACTCGGGCAGCGATGCTCTTCGGCCGCGCCTTCGAACAAGCCCTGGGCGCCTATTTTCGGCGGGAAGATCCCGGAGCGGTCCTGTTTGCCGAGTGGTCTACCTGTCAGAGCCAAAGCTTGCACTACTCCAATCGAGACTCGTGGGATCGCATGCTCCGGCAGGGCATCATGCTATTGACCCGGCTCTGTCAGGACGATCGTGTCCAGGTCCCCCAGCCGAAACGTAATTTGCAGATCAAGTTTAACCGGCCAGTCGCCGGAAAGAACGACTTCGTTGCCTACATCGACGCCATCGGCAAACTCGACGGAAAGCGCTGCCTGCCTACTGGAATGGAAGACCTCGTCCAGCCGATACCCAGAAGAGCCTGAGGGTCTGCTGTCTTTGGATCCGCAGCTGGTCTGCTACTCCTGGATGACTGGCATCGCCGAAGTCGCTCAGATCGTGTTTGTTCGCAAACGGCTGGTGGAGATTCAGTACCTGCAAACCATCATCACCGACGAGCAGCGCGAGGAATTTGGTCGCTTGGTAGGGGACACGATCCAAAGAATCGAGTCGGCACAGTTCCTGCCACATAGCGGCATCCGCTTCCCGCAGAACCCCTGCAGCAGCTGTCCCTATGTGGGACTTTGTCTTGGCAAGCAGGAGATGGCTGACGCCCGCTTGGTGCGGCGTCCAGGAGCAGAGAGTCTTGATTGGCTTGACGAGCTTGCATACTGAGAATCCGCCCATGCCGCCGAAGTTCAATCGCCGCCGTGCCCTGTTCGTGCTGGGCAAGATTGATGAGATTCTGGCATGGGAGCAACGGAAGGAAACCGAGAGGGATACCAAGTTCGTCGAGCTGGGGCTCTATCTATGCGAGGTGCGGGCGGGGCAGTACTGGCGGTTGGAGGACCTGAAGTGTTTCGACGAGTTTCTGGAGCGGCGGTTTCCGGGGTCGCGGCGGAAGGCCTACTACCTGATGTCGATCCACGAACACCTGCCGCCGCAGGCGAGAAAGCAGCTGAAGGAAGTGGGCTGGACGAAGGGGATCGAGTTGGCCAAGCTGGCCAGGAGGGACAGGCAGAACTTCGATTGTGCAACCTGGTTGCACAAGGCTCGTCAGATGCCGAAAGAAGAATTCAAGCAGGAGGTTGAGAAGGAACTAACGGGGCGGGAAACGGAACCGTGGGAGATTATCTACTTCAAACTTTATCAGAGCCAGATCCCAGTCATTGAACGGGCGATCGAGACGGCAGCTCTGATGCTCGGAAGTGACCGATCCCGAGGCTACTGTTTGGAAATGATCTGTGCGGACTTCCTGGCGGGAGCCAACCTGGACCACGGAGATCCAGAGATGCTGCTGTACTCGATGACGAGATTCTTCAAATTCTTGCCTGAAGTGCAGCGGCAAGCGTTCCTCGGAGGCTTGGAAGAGAAGGCATCATGAGCTCGCTACGCCCCCTCCTTCCTCGCTTGCGGCTGGATCCGATGTTGTACGAGAGGCTGCGACAGCATGTGCTGCATCGTGATGGCTGGCGGTGTCAATCGTGCGGCACGATGTCGAACCTGGAGGTTCACCACAAACAGTTCCGCAGCCACTCCGGCGATGATTCGGAAGAGAATCTGATCACGCTTTGCACGGAGTGCCATGCCTGCGTGCATCGTCGACGACTGTGAGACTGACAAGAAAGCCAGAGTTTACGATCCTATTATCAGTTGCGTTGACGCTGTGCCGAAGTCGCGAGGTGTTAACTACCTAGTACCTATCTTGGCAGGGAAGAACACGTTCGCCGCCGAGGATTACAAAATTTGAAGCCGGCGAGATGCCCACCTCATCGGCCTACCCTGCCGGGACCACCTCCTACCACGAGTACTTCACGGAACGGACCAGAGGAAAACCTAGGCACACACCGATATCCCCTTGATTTCGAGGACGGACGGAATTTCTGCGCACCATAGGAGGCATCATAGCCCGAACGCGTACATGTTACCGTCCCCGGAG